GAACGTTATATTATCTGTGTCGTCGAGAAGTATATATCCCGTGTGTCGTGCTGTTTTTACGTAAACAGTTTGATTATATTCATCTGAACCCGATGTCAATCGTAAAATTAACGCTTTTGGTCTGTATGGAGAAACCATTGGTGTAGGAATACGAGCTGACAATAATTTCAATTCAAACACATCATAAATAGGGTTTTCTAGGTGAACAGTGTAATTATTTGCATAGGTGTATAACGAACTATCACGTTCGGAACTATCTATGACAAGACTATGAACCTTCATTAAATTTAGGGTATATAATTTTAATGAGTGTTGTGCTCTGTGTAAAGTTGAAATGATTACTGGGAAATACTATGAGCTAGGGGATTGTTTTCCAATTGTCTCTTCGCTATGTCTAGAGAACCGCAGTTGGGGTTCGCATTACCCTTGTAGGCGTTGAACTGGTGGAAGGGTTTTTGTTGATAGTTTTGGGTCCAACCACCATTGGCTGCATTGAAACGACCATCGATGCGGGAGGTGTCACTACGAACCGCGGTCAAACGCCCACCCTGCTTCAAAGCACTCTCCCTGACGTTCATACGACCAGCGTTACCCATACGGTTAGGTTTACCACGGCGATCTTCGGGGCGGAAACCATACTTCATGAGCTCCACGTTGTTCTTCTGGGTAACCTGCGCAGCCGCACTATTTGTGTAAGCACCCTTGAAATTTGATATTCCTGGTGCTGGTTGATTATAGTAAGCAAATTGTGTGTCATTTCTATCACTCTTGAAGCGGGTTGGATCCTGGGCGAGAGTTTGGGCTGAAATCATCTTCTTGGCTGGGTTGAAACCCAACCCATCTGTACGTAATCCAGTTTCGGAACGATTGGTTGTTCGCTTTGTGCGTTCGTGTTCGTTCCTGACTACCACCCCCGTCATACCTTGTGCGCGACCGGGGACTGTGGGTAAACGGGAGGGGAGATGTGTTGTTTTTTCTGGACGATTGTGACCCAAGCGTCCAACGACAGCGGGGCGACCACCCGAAATATCGTGGGCTGGACCTGATCGTCCTGGTAAAGTAGTTAACCTGTATTCACCCACGTTGATTGGGTTGACGCGGAACATTTGTTGGTATCCACCTGTAGCTGGAACATTTGGGTCTACCCCCAAACCTGGTCCGACGAGTTGCTTCTCTATGGGGGAAAGGTTATTCATTCGCCCTGTGTCATACATACGATTCCTCATGTCAAGAACTTCTTGACCATTGCTACGTTCCTGTCGAGAGATGTCGGCAAAACTGGATACTTCAGTCTTATGAGGAACATCTACACGTGAAACAAAACTATCTTGAATAAAATTTGGGTCTTCGACATTAACTGGTGGTGGTGGTGGTGGTGGAGCTGTGGAAGGCGGTGGGGTCACTTCCTTCTTTTTACTCAGGTTCCGACCAGCGAAAACGAGACCGGCTACGGCCATCAATGATACGGGATCAGCCATTCTTATTTCTTATTAACATTTTTATTGGAGTAGTATCTTTGCTGGAACAAACCATTTTGAAGCTCGGCTCGGGTACTCGATGGTTCATATTTCATCGTGCGGAGAGGAACTTTACACTCCATATTTGAGAGGGGGAAGAGGTTGCGTTCGTAGGTGGGAACGATATTTTTATTAAATCTGGACGTGCTTTGGGGGCGAAGTTGATCACTGACGTCTATGTGTTGTGCTGGGGAACCTTTACCAGCCATGTAAGGGGCAGTTCCATATAACATGGTATTTGGGCGACCACCATAATTGAGAGTACTGGGCTGGGGGTATACAAAAACCTCATCAGTCGCCTTTACTGGGGGGAGAGCCTCTTTGTTTTGAACTATGGAAAGACCAGGTTGGAGCTGATATGCCATTTATTATTACATAAGAATATTTATCTACGCTGAACCGTTTCCGCCACCAAACATTCCACTTCTTTTATTTCCATCATTTAATCCACCGAACGCCTCGAGCTGAACACCTCTCGCATTGGGATCACAGAATCTCGTGTTAGACTTACAAGATGGACCATTCTTTGGACCATACAGCCATTCCGCGAATTCAGTTTGTTCCCCACCTGGTATTTTTGATACAGGATTTGTCACAAACTGACGTTCAAACGCATTTCTATGCCTGGATATAGCCATGGGTGACCTATTCCTACCTGCACCAGAATCGTAGGGGATTCTATTCCCCGATTGAGAGTTTGAACTCGCATAGTAACACGCGTCTAATCTATTTGGAGCATCGGTGTAATCTGATATGAGAGTATTCCCCATCGGGTTATCACGTGTTGGTTTGTGACACGCACCACTATTACATGGTTCCTTATATTCTTCACGAACCATCTGTGAAGTATACAAAACATAAATAACACCAAGCGCTGTCATTCCCAAAATGAAAATACGGGGGTCACGGCGAATTAAATAAATGGCACAACAAACATAAACTATGAATCGGGTCGCCGCATTCACTCTTTCCTCGGGGGTCTGTTCCCCTGTAGGCCAAAATTCCAAAACCTTATCATTTTTGACGAGTTCCTGAGGATTATCGAACCAACTCTTCATTTAATATATGAGGAGGTTTATTTTTTTGATAGACCACCAAGCATACCACCCATCATTTTCATTAAAGCATCCTGATCAAGTTCTCCACTATTACCACCCTCCATTTGGGAAGCGACCCCCTTTGCAATTTCCTCAATTTGGGATAGTGTGTCCGCCGAAATGGATGTGATGGTAGTTCCAAGCATATACAGAGTCTGTAAATATTGCCATGTAACATCCTTCGTGTTCTGACTCATACGATTCCAATACGACTTGATGTCAAGATCCTTCAACATGTCAATCGTTTCAATCTCTTTTAGGAGAAATGTTTCATCCTTGGATGAAATTTTATCGGAATATGGGGATACACCACTCATAAACCCATCAACAACTAAACGTGGGTTTGCACTTTTGAGTAAATCGAAAGAAGTTAACATCTTCTTAATGCCTTTTTCATCTGGAAAAGTCTTGTGCAATTCCACAAGAAATTGACCCATCATGTCGTTAAACGCGGTAACGGACGCCATTTTCTTATTACAAGTTTTTTATCTTTAAGTTTAAAAAGGGTCATTTGATATAGATTCCTTCTTACCTAGTCCATTTGACACGATGAAAAATACAAGAATCGCAACCAAAAGAGCGGGTTTCATGTATTTGTTGAGTTCAAGTTTACCTTCATTGTTTAAATGAGCTTTGAGATGAATATATCCAGCGGTGATACCACCAGCTACCAATCCCGCGCTCACAGGGTCACGTAAATAGTCGGTGATTTCCATTTAATTATACCTAGGATTTTTTATACGATGGTCTGGTGCATCATCAAATAAGACACCCTCATCTTCTTGGGGTTGCTCTACTGGACCTGGACCTGGACCCTGACCCGCTTGGGAGTATGGCTCGGGAGCTTGAACCCCTGGAACCGTCTTGAATTCATTTTCTAATCCGGTAGGCTGAATCATCTCGTCTGAGGTTGGTTCTTCAACCGGGAATGGCTCTGGCTCTGGCTCTGGCTCTGGTTCCGCGAGTGGTTCTGGTTCCGTTTCTTCTACTGTATTGAAATCATCTATAACATCTGGATCTGGGGAATCATCGATGCCCCCATCCAAATCAATGTCCCGAGATTCTTGGGACATATATGTTTGTAAAATCTGTTGAACTGGAATTAATTCTTTGACTGTGCTTTCGATACACATACAAATTCTAGAAGTCAATTTTTCGTCACGAATATATTCACTCTGTTCATCGTGGAAGATGTAGGGATCTTTGTAAATGTCTTTCGCTACATTATTGTAGCACGTCTGAATAAACACTTCATTTGTGGGAAGTTTTAGTGAAATCTTTTTATTGTCGGTCTTAAGTCGAACGGCGGAAAGAATCTTGGTGCACGCAACAAATACCGCCGCTAAAAGATCACTAAACCAAGCACATCGATCGGAAATATTATCCGTGTGCTGCTTAGACATCGCGTTCGACCAATTTGGCACCTCCTTGAGGAGCTTCTGGTACATGACGAGAACCTTCCTCCCCTTCGATAAAGCCACCGCCTCATTATACATATCGTGAAAAACTTCAATCATAGCTGGGCACATGATGAGACAGAGCTGTCCCAAGTACTCTTTCTTTGCCTCAACGAGAACGTTCAAATTGTCCATTTATGATTAAGGGGGTTTTTAAAAATAGTTTTTCCTACGCACCCCGCCTGTATTGATTAGCTATCTTCTTGAGATTCATAAGATTTGGGAAATCTGATACATCTCCCGATGATTCCTTTTTCTTTTTGGGGACAATTAATGATATGTAGATATCAAAGTCACTTACAAGTTTAACCGAAAAACCACCCAAAGAAAATTGTCTGGTGATATATCTCGCTGCGGCATTTCTATCAAATGAGGGATAACCAACTAAAAACACGGGAATAGTCATAAAAAGTTGTTTATGCCCCAGTTCAAGTGATCGTTTAATTTTTGCTGAAAACATTTCATAAATTTTTGTATAAATTTCTTTTTTGATTCGTTTTCGTTTATCATCAATTTTTATGATGTCATCTATGCTAATCATTACTTTTAGTTGAAATTATTTTTTACGGAATCCAACTCACTTTTATCAGGGGAAGAGACTTCCTTCACCAACTTGAAGTTCACAAACTCGCTGGCACTTGAATCATCTGTAAATGGACCAATGTTACCCGGCGCTTCTATATTCATGGGTTGAGAACGGATTGCGATGAGACTTATCTTATTGTTTTCAACCTTAAATGAAGCTACGATGGAAAACCCGTATGCGAACCCACTATTCTTAATAGCCATAAACATACATTCGTAGATGTCATTTTCTTCGCCAACATACTTCTTCACGGCATTGGTTTCAATTATATAGGTGCAAACACCCATACGCTTTGAAATCTCTGCATTTGCTTTGAGTGTAAACTCCTGTATCATATCATTATTTACACTGGCTTCAGATTCTGTATATTTACTGAGATCTGGTCTATC